ATCGCATGCCAGCCACTGATTTCTCAGTACGGCTGGGCCCACCTCAGTTTGGTGCGAACGACCGAGGGACGTCCAGTACGTTCCAAGTGCTTCGGATCATGTGAGGGTTTAACACCTCGCTTGAGGAAGAACTTCATCAAGGCAGCGAAGTCCCCGAGAGGGTCCTTCGGAGCTCTGGCATCTACAACATGGCCTTTAACAAGCCAGCGATGTAGATGATGATCCCAGAGCTGCACTTCGTATTTAACACACACGGAGTGCCAGCCGAGAATGGAGGAGTTTTCTGAGACAAAGGGAACAGTCGCAAATTGTTCCAGATGTCCTCGCACAAAGGCACAGGCATTCCAGTAACCAGCCTTATAAAGCTGGTTTGCTAGAGAGACTGAGCTAATGAGCTCCTCAGAATCCTGGTGTTTGGTAGGAAGCTTACGACGGACATAAACAGGTGTAACGTTTATGCCGTTATAGGCATCCAGGCCACAAGACTCACGGAAGTTTCCACTTACGAAAGTCTTACGGTCATTCACTCGAAGGTTAAACCATTCGAGCTCATTCCAAACATCTTGCACGTAGCCTACGGGGACAATGATATCGTCACCGTAAACGCGCACACTCTCAGATGCTCTTAAAAGGCTCTTGAGAGTTAGCCGATGTCCACTGCTCCTCGTTATCGCAGAGAGGATAATGGTATAGAATACCATAGCCTCAATTGGAAAGCAAAGAGCAGAGCCCATAGACGCGAACCTAGCCAGAGTATGAATACCATGGTTAGGGACCTCAGCCCTTAGAGATCTGCAATCAAACACAGCCTGCCGGAAAGCAGGATGGGCAGAAAGCATTTCCCATACGAGCTGAGAAGAGACACGGTCTGACGCATCCTTTAGATCGATAGTCGCTAGACTCCGGTCTAAAGAGGAAGTCAGTGCCATCTGCTGATTAACAGTCTGATCACGAAAATTGATCCGACCCCCAGTTAAGGGGTGTTTCTCAAGCAGATCTACCAGGACTTCCATTATGGACTGTTGTGTGTATTGCACACATACAGGCTCAATGGCGATAATCCTGGGGGTCTTTTGCGTTTTAGGAACAGAGATAACCCTCACGGGTGTCTCATGTTCCGGGTCGACAAACTCAATCCTATCTAGCTCTGTAAAGTATCCCGAATTCGGAATGCAAAACAGGTCAGAGGGAAAAGAGTTGTCCAGCCGACTGTGCCACCTCTTAAGAGAGAATTTTCTGTTTCCAGATATTCTCTCAGCAGTGGCCCCAGGACCGTGTCGTGGGACAAGGTTCTCAGGATGGAATCTAGATGATCCATCGTTGAGAACAGAGCCCCATAACAGTCTCGAAACGCTTCTAAAGTGTTCGAGTTGAAATGGAGCCGAAGTTCCAATTGCGGACGATCGCACTTGTAAAGTACGTCGAACGCATCCTCGATCAGGATCATCTCTCGATGACCCAAAATCTTGGTCGACAACGGAGTTTGAAGGATTTCGATCAAAGTATGGACCAGAAGTCCAATACTGAGAAAGGGATCGTTCAAATTCGGCAACGGACTCGTCGGTATCAAGGTACGAAACATAGGCACTCCTTTCGCGTTCGGAAGAACAAGATTGGAGCACCTTCTTGTACATATAGCAGACCTGACGGACTGCATGTATGGCAAGAACGTTCGGCTCCTTGATAAGGACACCGGTACTAGCGTCGAAAACGAGGCTAAGCAAACCTTGCATCAATGCAGGGAGAGCAGCTCGCTTCTTGAAACCAAGAAAGCAAGTAGAGCCAACCTGACCAAGCTCGAGACTTCTTTCGAAGTCTTGACCAAAGGCAGGAAGGGTAATCGTCAAAAACGAAAACCCTTCGTTTGAGACACGTCTCGAGATCGTGTTAAAATCTCGAGTGGTGCTAGTGCCACACCATATGCTTACATCTGTAAGCACACACTCAAGTAGTCGCATCAGGCTTTTCATCGTTGCGCTTCCTTAAAGGACGTGCTAGCGATCCATAGCCATGCGGCCACTCCTCACAGTGTTAGCTCACGGCGGCAGCGGAAGAGATAAGTTGCGAAGCAACAACTCCACCGATAACGACGAGAGCCATCGCGATGATCCAGATGAGGAAGGCATACACGATCATTCTCATGACCGTCTAGCTTTCGCCACCAAGGATCTTCGTGACCACGGCGCCAGAAGAAGCCGTGAGATACGCGGTAAGCGCATCCACGATCTGCTTCGCCTCGGCAACGGTAAACCCAGTAATGGGCGTATCGATGACGAGGTACGCAGACATCGAATACTTGATGTTCTGCGCTGAGATCAGCGGATCGGCAGCGATCTTGGAGAAATCCAAGCGCGCCGTCCGCCGCGTCCGTTTCCCATATTGATGGGAAATACCAAGTTTGACGTTTCCGTCATCCTTTTGGTAAGTGGACGTATTGACGCCACGGGCAATGCTGGCGAGCGTTTGCGCGACAGCATTGATAGTGACTGTTTGAGGGTCTGCCAACATGGCACGTCTCCTTGAGAAGTTACACACACAAAGGTGAGGTGGTCACCCTAGCTTTTGATAACCTAGGGCAGCCAAGATGGACAACTGCTTCAGACTGAAATCTGACCACAGTAGTCCAAATCCATAAGGACTAGCTCCGGAACGCTGAGTCAACTCTTGAGTAAGAGTTGCTGAGGTTTCGAACTGCTGAGTGGCAGGGCCACTAGCAGTGACAACGTAAGTCGTTACTGTCGATTGTTTCGCAGTAACGTATGCGTAGTCCGCTGTTAGATTATCGATAGGATCATTGACAACATTGCCAATGAGATCGCCCAAAGGGGCCACCCAATCGATAAGCCAAGACCAAGGCATGATGTTATATAGGGTCTGTGGGGTGATTTCACCACCGTATAGCATTCGAGTCAGGGCATACTGTTCTCTACTACCAACAGGACCTAGCGGCTTAGAAGTCGCAACGGTAAAGTTGATATAGTAGCGAAAGCGTGCACTAAAGCGAAAGCTGGTGTTGCTCTCAACCGTCACAGCCTTTTTCATGTCGGTCAAATTGCCACCAACACCAGGAAACAGCCATCCATCGGAACCATTCCCATGGAAGTACTGTGCTGATGTTGACGACGTACTATCGATAGGCCCACTCCTCCTAACGGGTTTACCGTTATCTCGCATCAACTGCCGTAATCTAGATTCTAGTTTTACGGAGTTAACAACGAGATCGGAGAGATCATTGATCAGGGGCACCCAACCGAACATATAGTTCAGGTAATTGTCGGAAGCGTCTTTAAGAAAGCGATTAGTCCGCCACGCGATTGGTAAATGCCAACCGTGTTCGGCCTTAGCGCGCTTAAAAGCTTCCTTCAAGTTCCTGATCTTGTGTACGGAGGGAATTTGGTGCATCTCACCTAGAGCTTGATCAAGGCCACCCTGAGAACGGGTAGGCTTGTATCGAGCCCATCCTTTGGTCCCCATCGCCAACATAGTTGACGAGTTGATCAAAGGAGGAAGGTTAGCCGTGTTGAAGGGAGCATTCGAGATTTCAACAATTTCTTGTTGAAATGGACCTCGACTGATCACTCCACCCGGAGGGCGGTCAACGACTCCATAACCACCGGAGCGTTGCCATTGTGAACGGCGCACTGAAAATGAGCCGCCATAATCACCAGTAGCAGCCACTTTTGGGGGCGGCCACTGATGGCCGGATGACACCAAGACTTCAAGTCCGTGTGTCGATCCATCATAACGAGTAGATGAGATAAGAAGCTGATTGCCATTATATACATCTGGCGACCAGATCTTGCCACTGCTCGTGCGATAAGATCGAGACTTAGACATCGATAGTACTCCTTATGGAGGAAGTGTGAAGGATGCGGTTGTTTCCGCTCTCTTCGTGACCTTAACAGGCCACCTAGATACGCAGTTAGCAGCCACGTTCTAGCCTTGCTATGCAAGGGGTGTTGCACTAAAGCACGGTGGCCCGCAAGGG